TCGTCAGGCGCAAAGGTAATGGTCGAACCTGTTGCAGAGCTTACCCAACCAGTGCTGCCATCACGAAAACGCGGGTTTACAACATAGTTCTCCGAAGTGGTAACCCCTTCATACGTGACCGGAACAAGTTTCTTGTCCCCCAACAGGAAGATATACCCGCTGGTTTCGGAAATAGAGAATAGAAATATCCGACCCTCATTACCCGGCACACGGGTGATGTGCCGCAAACCATCGCGGCGATAGGTCGGACCACGCGGGTCAGCTACCATATTGCGCATTTTGGCGACACCACGCTTATAGCCTTCGGTGTCCGTGCGACCATACAGGTACGGACTTAACTCACCGTTAGAGAATGACGACTGTAACGGGGTTATCTTGGTGAGATGTTTCGCCATTAGACAACAGGACCAGCCACGGTTGAACCGGACACCCTGCCAGACTGTAACCAGTTGGAGGTTATCCTGCGGGCGCGACCCTGTGACGAGTCGTTGTTAATCGCCTTATCCAGCTTACCCTCGTAAATCGTAATATACTGTTGATACAGTACATCGCTATTGGTTAGGGCAATACTCATCTCAGCAGCAAGACGTGCTGCCAAGGCTTGATTAAACATGGGGGAATACGCATTCGGGTTGGTTTCCCGCCAAACAACCTGGCACTTGCAACGGTCACCATCCTTGCGGATGTTGTTGCCCTCACGCTGCCACTGTTCAGGGTGGTTGAAATCCTCCCCGACAAAGATAACGCGGATGACATCTGGAGGAAGAGCAAACGCGCTATTATATTCACCAGGTGGAGGATTTGCCAGGGGAGGAAGGTCTAACCACCGGGCGGCAAAAGACCAGTTGGACTCCTCCAACACAGCATCCCGCACATCATCGTAGTTAGCCTTGACTAAGTTTGCTTCAGTCGTACCATCGTCAAACGAGATAATCAGGTTAGCACCCAGTAACGATAACGCCTGGTTCGCAATCCCAACCTGTGTTGCCATGTTGCCTCCTTAGTCGAGGAAATCGTCAGAAGGCTTTTCCGCCTTCTTTGCTACCTTTTTCTTGGTAACCTTCTTCGGTGCTTCAGAGGGCAAAAACTTGCGAATCTCTTCTTCGGGGATGTGCTTCAGGGCGGCAACGATTTCGTCAACCGACTTGCCGTCTTTCACCATCCATTGAATCTTCAGTGCTTCAAACTGTTTCATATTACGGACCGGGGTCAGGGGCGTTGGATACCCTCAAGTTTGCGGCCACGTTGTGTGTACGAAAGGCATCTTTCTCACCTGCCGCATTCAACGAATGACCAAGCGTGTCAAACGAATTAACACCAAACGCCTGTTCAGTGTTGCTATTACTTACACCAGTACCGTTATAGTCGCGCCATATCATACTGGTTTTCAAACCAAAAATGCACTGCTGAACTGCCGTGCTTTTTCTTACGCCAATTGCCGCCATCTTATTCTCCCATAAGGACGGGGAGTCCGAGGACTCCCCTAAGGCTCATGTCACCTTATGCTACGGTGTCAGCCAGCTTGGCATGAACAACCATGCTATCTTCAACACGAACTGCGTCCATAGACATCTGCAGGTAAACCTGCCACGCGAAGGACATATCCGCACGTTCTGCAACGCGGGTAGAAATGTCACCGGCAACATGCAGACCCAGTGCCTTGCCAGTCATGGCGAAGCAGTCAAGCTGGTCAGCAGCAGGAGCATTCAGACGGTTGGAGACAATCCAGTTGAAACCAAGGAAGTTAGGCATATAGCCAGTAGCCAACGCCTTCTTGTCCTGGTAGTCACCAGAAACAACTTCAATCAACTGGAACAGTTTGCGCTTCTGACGCGGACCGATAACAAAGTAACGCTCCATATCAGGGTCGATATCATTCGCATCGAAGTTTTCCTGAACAGCCAGTACGAAATCCAGATCGATTTCAGTGGTGTAGTCGCCGATAACCTGACCAGCAGGCAGAGCAACAGGTGTGCCTGTACCATCAGTCGCGTTACCGAGCGCAGCAGCAATGATGATGTCATCAACCGCACGGTTCATGTTCATGACCAGGGATTCGGTAGAAGCAGATTTTGGGTCAACCAACATCTGCACGATATCTTCCTGCTCAACAACTTCACCAGTGTCGAAGGTCTGAATAGCGGTTTTACGGCGGGTCCATTCCAGACCGTCAGTAGAACCAACTGCACCAGAACCGTTACCACCAGCCGGTGAAACCATACGGGCAGATGTCTTGGCACGGGCAGAACTCGCTGCCAGACGTTCCCAGTTATGAGAGGTAGATTGTTTGTTGACTTCCATCACTGCCTTACGCAGCAATGACTGTTTCTGCTGAGCCAGTTGACGAACGGTGTTTTCAAACGTTTCGATATACGCTTGAGAGATTGTAATAGCCATGTGCTATCTCCTGAATAAAAAATTAAACGTAGTGTCTTAATCTTCCACCGAGGGTACTGGCAAACCAGGCTCATTGTCAGATGTTGCGATTACCGCCCTGCGATTCCTAACGGGACAGGGCGGTAATTCACCAATTAAACGAAGTGTAGATAAGCCTCAGGAAGATTGCAACATTTCCGCTAATTTCAGTCGCTTATCCATCAAAATTTTATAGGACGGGTCAGATTGACTCATACTCAGCATCTTGCGGGTAATCTCGTTCATCTGCTCTTTCACCTCGGATGGTGTGAACTCAGACACCGCACCGACACCGGACACCAACCCATTACCCTCACCACCGAAGCGGTTGGCAAGGTTGTCGAGCCAACGGTAAGTCGCCGCGTCTACATCGCCCGCACCGAGTGCCTCGATCAACGGTTGCGGCGCATCCAGTTGCTTGGCAATCAATGCCGCCCGTTCAGTCTTTTGCTGATACGCCTGACCCCATTCACCCTTCAACTGGTTCAGTTCTGACTCACGCTGACTGGTGAAATGACTCATGTATTCGTTGTCCATCTGAGCAACACGACTTGCCAACCGCTCAAACTGACGTTTGGTCAGACCCGCCTCATGTGCCGCAGAACGCAATGCGCCCATGCGCTCGTCCGTCATACCTGCCCACTCTTCAGGGGCGCGGTACTCGCTCACCTCTTTCGGTCTGCCCAGTGCATCAAATACCGTGGCAACTGCCGCTTCGTCTGTCGGGTCAGGGACTTTCATCAAGCCCACATCCTTCTCAAGCAACTTGGTCAGGAATGCCTGACGATCCTCTTCAGACGCATCCGGCCCTGGCACACGGATGGAGTTGCCCAACTGGGAACGGGAATCAACCAGACGCTTAGCCAGCGTTTCAATGGACGGGGTGTCCTTGATGGTCGGGTTCTCGCGCAGTTCTACCGGCAGCGCATCGCGCCAGTCGGATGATGCCGGTGCAGCAACAGGTGCTTCTGCGGGCGCAGGTGCTTCTGCGGGTGCGGAGTTAAACTCCATATTTTCTGCTGGTTCACTCATATTGTCCTCCCAAGATGAGTATGTTACGCGCCAAAGTTTGTCGCCCTGCGTTGTAGGCAGTAGCATATGGGTCGCCCGGCACATGGCAATCCATCAATAAAAAATATTCCAGTTCCTGTTTGATGACTTTTCCGTACTCGCCCTCAAAGACCCGCGACCAGGCGCGTTGGATTTCGTCCTTCTCTTCCATACTCACATCAAACCTCCCTGTACAGCTTGTGCTTCAGCACCCGCCTTCTGCGCCATTGCACCATCCTTCATCGCACCGGCCATTGCCTGCGCTGCCTGCATCTGCATCATCGCCTGCTCCTGCTCAGCCCGTGCCTGTTTCTCCTGTGCAATCTCATCGTCAGACTTCAACAGTTTTGCCGGGACTCCCATGCGCATGGCAATCTCGCGAATCGCATCATCCCATTTGATAGAACCAACAACATCCGGGTAAACCGGCGCAACGTTGGCGATGATACCGAGCAACTGCTGGAACGCATCGACTGCACCCATCTTCTGACTACGGGCAAGCGGTCCCAAATATTCCACCTCAAATTCACCCTGCATCTGCTGCACAACCGGCGGCATCTCAGGCAACTGCTTCTCACGGAACAGGATGTTGAAAGACCGTTTGATGAGCGGGTCAAGGAAGTCAGACTGCAAACGGAACAGGGCAGGGCCAAGCAGACGCTGCATCTGCTCATAGCGTACCTGCACCTCAGTTGCGGTCATACGATCAGACATCGGCAACTCCAGTTGTTCCACGTAGAACGCCCGGCGAATACTCGAAATCAGGTCACCCTTCTGCAGTTGCGAGACATCAAACCTCGCACCCGACTCAAACGGACGCATCGCATCCGGGTCACGCACAACCGTTTCGCCACCAGGGGTCAGGTCAATATCACCAATCACACCACGGTGGGTGGTCATTATCGGCGGGTCGATGACCTTCGCCGCCGCATCGAGTATCTGCGAGACAAGCCGGTTGAGAGTCCTAATATCAGGTAGAGCATTAAGAGCAGGGCTAAATCCATATTTACTCCCGGTCATACGACCCCAGCGCACCACGTAGGCTGGCATTTCGTAGTAAGAGGTATAACCCTCAGTCAGTTCAGTTGCATCTTTCTGCAAGATATAACGCTCCTGAAACGGACGTTTCTCAGGCGGCAGAATCTTCGAGGTGTCATACTTCCCGTTCTCAGGGTAGTAGCAAACAGCCTGTATCACCGTGTACTTCACGTTAGACTGCCCCGCCGACTCCGCCTGCTCCTTAATCTCCTTTGGACAGTTGGTCGGGAACTTCAGGCTAATCTGCTGCGCGGTGTACTGGCGCAGGCGATAAATACCAATCAGCTTACCGTCAAAGTCCTCTTCAAAATAAATCTCACGCGGGAATGCCGCCTTGAAATTGAAGCTGGTGTCTTTCTGGTCATACTCATGGAAAATAGGACTCGTACCAAACGTGGTCAGGTCAAGGTAAAGTTCATTGACCTCCAGGTTGAAATTACTCTCCTGCAACGTGTAAAAAATCTTTTCCTCACATGCCTGCAACCAGGCACTCGCCTCGGTGCTATCGTTCAACTGCTGCTGCTTGAAGCGCAAAGAAAACCACTGCGTTGCCGGGCTAGTCAGACCGGAATGCAGAGCGGCAGCCAAAGACTGTGCTGCCACCACAGCAGTGGAGTCGTACTTTTCATTAAATACACGGTCAATGCTGTTTTCATCATCATGTGTCTCCCACATCCTGCCGCGACCAGGGGCAACCAACTTGCCGATAGTGTCCCACTCACTGTTGAGGTTGTGCCTTTCGGACTTCAATACCTCAACCTTGTTACGAATTTGTTCCGGTGTCAGTGCCATGAACTCGCCCTCTTGACCTTGTGTTTACCAATCTTGTCAGTGTAATTGCCCTGCGACAGGAAGGACGACAGCACCGATGCGTAAACAATCGCATCACCACGGTCAGGCGACCTGCCCAGTCGTTTCTTTAAATCCACCTTGGATTCTATCTGAATTATGTTGCCCTCGTTGACTTTATACACCGGGGCGCACAGGTCAGAGAGTAGTTGACCATCCGGCGGCAGGCAAATTCTCGAACCTTTCTTCGGGTCAAGCGACTCCCTGAACTGCCACCATATCTGGGCGCGTCTGTTCTTGAATGAGAACTTGCCCGATGAGTCCCTGCCGTGACCCTTCTCGTTGCCGGTAATCGGCTCAACCTCAATGTTCTGACTCTCCAGCCAGTCCACCACCGAGACACCCACACCGATGCTGTCAACGTGTACCGGCGCGTAATTGGTGCGCAACTTCAGTATCTCCGCACCAAGGGTCGGACCGTCAGGTGTGTAATGACCCGGTATCGTGGTCAACTCATCATAGAACTCGTTATCGTACAGTATGGCAATGACAGACTCGTCCTGACCACCACGGGCAACGTCCACCCCCATGCTCGTCATCTGCGGCACGTACTTCCCAGCATACGGTTCCTTACCGTGCAGTATCTGGTTGGCAGGATGGTCACGCCAGCGTTGCTGCGCCTTCCTCACCCAGTCGGACGGGATGACCTGCCAGGAGTCGTCCTCCTGACCACTGGTAAAGTCGCCATATAGCATCTGACTGCGCAGCGGCTCAGGAAGAGCCTGGAGGGTTGCCATGTATCCCGTACCCACAAGATACGGATTATCAGTAATTCGCGATGGTATAAACGTGCGAGATTTGGGGGTAATGATTTCAATGAGCGGATCGTCTATCTCCTCCTGCGTGGCAGGGCGCGTCTTGCCATTCTCAAAGCGCAACGCACGACCATCCTCAACAGGAATGTCCCTACCCTCAAACGAATAATACCAACGCAACTCGCCACCCTTCGCCGGGTTCGGATGATGCGGGTCAAGCCACGGTCCCCAGAAACTACGCACCCAGTCACCGTCCGAGGTGGTCGGCGGGTTTCCCGCGCACAACACCCGACACCGCTGGTTCGGTTTGGTGGTACGCAACCAACCCATCAGGAAGCGGAACTGCAGTTCAAGGAAGTTGCTGATTTCGTCAAACACAATCAGGTCGTGCGGTCTTCCCTGGTAGCGCGTTTCATCGCCGGGGTTCGGCACTGAACCAAACTCAATCTGCCTGTCCTTCAGCCGCCATATCTTCTCCTGACCATTGAACCCGTCACGCCCCGCCAACAACTCGGTCATACGGTCAATAATGCCGGTCAACTGCGTTGCCTCGCGGCGGAAGATGATGGACTTCTCGTGCTGGGTGAGGGCAATACCAATACACAGGTCCGTTTTTCCCCCGCCAGCCGAACCCCCATAAAAGGTGATATCCGCGTCAGAATGCAATGCCTCGGTCTGCGGGCCAGGTAGAGGGTTCCACAGCGGCTGGGTATCAATCAGGAACTCAGAGAGGGTGCGCTTCTGCTCTTCCGGCAGGGTGCGGATGAACTCCATCCGCTGCTCCGGCGAAAGGGCGGCAAGCGTCTGGTGGAAATCATCCATCAGTTCAGGAACTCATAGTCAAGCTTGTTATGCTCAGTAGCCACCAGTCGAATATGCTCACCACGCTTCGCCTTGGACTCAATGTACAGGCGCATACGGTTATCAAGCTCAATGTCCTGCAGAATGCGGTCAGCCTCCTGCTTGGTCTTGTCGTCCAACTCAA